ATTGCTGTAAGTCCGTCTTGGTCTTTCTTTCTTTCAATAGCGTTCTGTGCCAATGACCCTGTTTGGGCATAAGCATTACTGCTAATTCGTAGTGCAACCCTGTCGGTGATAACTGTATGTACACCTATAACAGTTGGAGTAATACTAAAAAGTGTGTCTTCCATTTGTTGTGGGTTGTCTAATTCTGTGTTTTCAGAAACTGCCTGAGCTGAGAGTTTAGCCATGCTAACCTCATTCCAAACAGTACCTGTGTTTTCGTCTAACCTTTGTCGGTCAACAAGGTTAGGCATTACGCCAGCAAATTCCCTGACAATTCTTGCAGATGCAATCATAGTAGGAATCGAATCAGCTAACGAATCAGTAACTGTATTTCCTGATGCCATTTTTTTCTCCTATTAAAATCGGATGCCGAGCTTTTGCATTTCCTCGGCAGCTTTTGCTATTTCTTCTCTAGTAACTGAAGTCTCAGAATTTCCAAGCCTGGTAAGTAAAGATTGGCCATTGGGAGATACTGGCATACCCACACCTGAATCCAGGTCGTTTATACCAAGTTCCTCGTTCTGCTTTCGCCTCTCTTCATCTGCCGTTCTCTTTGTTTCCTCAACCTCAGTTTCACGCTTACTTCTTTCCAATCGTCTAGCGACTTTCAAGAATTCTGCGTATGCTGCATATAGTCCAGAGGTATCATTATTTTGATAGGCTGGTGTCCACAACGATCTGAAATCTGCGAGTTCTTCGGAGGTTTCAAGATTGAGGCCCAGTTCTTCAACTGTGTCTGTTATCTCACGAACCATTTCAGCTGATGCGTTCTGAAAGGATCTGCTCGATGTTCTGTTCACTGTATCTGCCTGAACTTTCTCAAGCTCCTCAGCTAACACTTGCTCATCGTTGGTAGCCTGGTGCTTTATTAGAGCATTGACTGTCCCTGTCAGAGCTGCAATCGAGTCAGCAATTTCATCCGTAGATGATTTCTCTTCCATAGCCTTTTTGTATCGGCCATTAAGAGCAGAGTAGTCCCTATTACCTTTTTCAAGGTCATCACGCATCTGTTGAATCTGCTGTTGCAGGGATTCCATGGTGGGTTGTTGCTCTTGTGATGTCACTGGTTCTGCCTCTGCCGAGGGAGTCGCAGATTCATTCTGAGCAAGGTTGCCTGTTCCATTTGTACTAGGTTGTACTGGTTCATCAAATCCTGCTGTCGAGTTCTGTAATGTCATTTACTACCCCTTTTTTAAAACAAAAAAAAAGTCGCCTGAGTTGAACTCATGGCGACTTGCGCACTGTAACTTTATTTAATTTTGCTCTTAGTCTAAAACCTTATATCCATTTCTGTCAAAGCGAATGTGAATACTTCTCTTGCATCTCACACACCTTGTCCATAATTCACCAACTAACTTTTCTGCAATTTTCTTATTGCATCCAGGACATCTTATTCCTGTTTCAGTTGTTACCAATTTAAACCATCCATCATTAAAAATTTATCTATTTCATTTTTGTTTGTAATTCTTCCACCTTGTGCGATTTTCATATCGATACTTCTGAAATTTATATTTTCAGGATGTTTAAACTTAGTATCAGCCCCTGCGTATTCCCATTTCCAAACCATCCCATCTGCTATCTGTGCATCCTCATCTGTCCACTCTTCTACGCCATCACCATCAAGGTCTACAGGGCCAGTTAACATTTTGTTTTTCAGGTCACTTACCTCATCTAATGCAAAACTTAAATCTTCCCAATCTGCTACTTCCCATCCTGGGTAAATACCTTCTCTCATTTGTTCTCTGTCTGTATTACTTGCTGTCATGTATTGATTGTATTTTTTTGTTAGATTCAAGGCAGAAAGAATCGATTGCCCTGCATTCCAGTAGGGTGCTAAAAATTCTCTGTCTCTAGCAAGGTCTTTTTCTATCTGAGTATCATCCAACCTAGCCTCATTTTCTATAGCGTCAACTCTTGATTGACCTAGCTCTTCAACTGCTTTGTCGTATCTTCGGTCATACTCATCATGGTTAAAGAATCCTGTGTCAGGATCTTCTAATGTTGCAAAGTTTTCATCATCAGAAAACATGATTTGATAAAACCTTTGTTTATCTTTGTTATAAGGTTGTTTGGGGTCGTATTCTTCTAAATGCTCGATAGTTTCCTGATACTCAGGTTTGTTAGATATATCGTCTAATGCTTGTCTGTATTCATCTTTAATTCCATAGATTTCATTTCTAAGTTCTCTGCCAACATTATTTTTAGCAAAAGATTCATTGATTCCTTCATCTTTTGTTTCCTTCAGTTTAATTAAATCATCTTTATATTGTGCTGAGTGATACCCTCTATTTACACCCTCATCAATCATTCTATTTGTTGCATCTTGAATTTCAGGGTCTTTTTCAATTTCTTTCTTAAGTCTTGAATCAAGTTCAGCAGGATATACTCCTGCGACATGGTCATGTTCTTCAGATGTACCACCTAGTATTTCATCAATGTTCTCTTGGGTCAGTTCATAGTAAGCATCTTTTACTAATGTTTTTTTCTCATCTGATGCTGTAGCAGGACTTGTTCTGCCACCAAGCACTGAAACAATAGTTCCTGGAAAACTATCTCCTTCGATTGAACCTTGTAATGTCATAGGTAGTAATGATCTAGTTGCTATATGCTGAACTAAATCTAATGGGCCATCAATTTCAACATATGGATTTGTGTTCCATTTACCACCTGACAAACCCTCTACTGCTGATTGAGCCAATCCTAAACCAATTCCACCTCTGCTTGCCCACATAGATAAGGCAGGGTTGTCCTGAAAATCAATTTTTCTAAAACTTTCTCTTGCATCTTCTGAACCTAATGCTGCAACTAAAGAGAAAAGTCCCTGAAATACTGACCTTGCTGTACTTCCAGCTCCATACCATTGCCCATTGATATCAACTGACAAGTATCTTTTCCCACTTAGAGGATTAAGACCTTGTGCAATTTCTTTTTTAATTCTGTCATCGCTGTAACCTCTGCTTTTATATAAAGCAAAAGCTCCTGTAGCATAGGTAATATGTATGCCTGCTAAAAATGAAGCAACAGTTCTTGCAGATTCTCGTTGTTTTGCAGTAGCACCTTTTCCTATTCCCACTTTCCCACCAACTTCAGCAGGGATATATCTAAAAGCATCTGAAAATAAAGCAACAGTAGATCGCAACAGTTTGGGTGAGAAGGCTAAAAACAATCCTTCTATCTCTCTTTGATTTGCTCCTATTCCAATAGTTTTTTGATCTAATCCACCAGTAAGGTTTTTAACATATTCAGCTAGTTGATTTAATCCTCTTTCAGTGTTGCCTGCTTTTTTAGTAAAAGTATCTCTTAGTGATTTGTAAATCATAAAACGACTCATTGTCAGGTACATTGAATATGAAGCCTCAAATCTGCCAATAGTCGCTTTCTGTCCTTTTTTTACTATAATTCTGGTTTCTTCTGCTCTTCGTGCAATAGTTTCACCTGCATTTCCAAACATTTGGTACATAAGTCCCATTGATTCGTCAGAAGCTAAAGTGTCTAAAAATGAAGTCAGCTCAACACCACGACCTTTTTGTAAAGCCCTGAAAAATTCAATGTCACCCATAGGTATTCTGTATTTAGCCATTTCCTGAAATATCGGTAAGTTTTGGCGTATTAGTTTTGCTTGTAGATTTGGACTGGCAAATGCAGCAAAATGATACCGAGCTGCTTTTTGCCAAGTGATTGGATTACTCCAAATTTTAACCATCCCCTGAAGGAAAGGTGCTGCAAAGTCTGTTGTTGCAGTAACAGATTTAATAGTATCTACTGGTCGGCCTAAATTTCTAAATGTTGTATTAGCAGGCCCAACAATATTTCTGATTCCTTTTCTTAAATTATCAAGATCCTTTTTAGGAAATAATTTTTCCTGCCACTTAGAAGCAGGAATTGCTTCATCAGGTAAATCGCCCCATAGATTAAATGGTTGAGCTTCTCTAATAGCTTTTACTGCTCTGTCTCTAGCAGCCATAACTTTTTTGAGGTCTGCTTCAGCTTTTTCAACTTGTTTGTAGGCATCTTCTAAATCAACTGTTGCTTTTTGTGCCTGTGCTGGTGTTCCAACTGTTGCACGACCACTTCGTAACAAATGTGTTTCTTCTAGTTTTTGTCGCAAATTTCTTTTTGCATAAGCTAATGCTGCACCTGCTTCATCGACCTGATACACAACTTCTGCACCTATTTTTTCCAAATACTGTCTCGGTGTAAATGTAGACAGGTGGTCAAGCATATAAGTACCGAGGTTTTCATCTAGAACATCTCTGTAATTTTGTTTGAGGTGAATTGCTAATACTTCTCTTGGGTCTACCTCGTAACGAATACCATCCTCAATCATTGCTTCAGTAGCACTTTCCCAGGTTCTAGTTTGATGTGGGTCTGATCTTTTAAGGAAATTAAATTCTCCTTTAGACATAGCCTGTCTTGGTATGTAGGTAAAACCTTCTCTGTCGACAGCTAGCGACTTCAAGCCATTTTCAACTCTTAAAGTGTCAGCTTCCTCAATGATTTGTTTGTACCTTCTGATGTATTCAAATCCATCTTCAGTAAGAATAACTCCAGCTTTTGTAGTGAAGTTTAAATAATCTCTTCGTAATACATCTAAAGGTATTGCAAAAAAATCGTTCCAAGCCATACCTGTACCTTCTACAATTCCCTGAGAATCAATCTTTATAGGAAGTTTGCCTCTGAACCTAGAAGCCATTGAGTCTAGTTGTGATTGCAAAATTACTTCAACTAAAGATTCAATACTTACTGTTTGCCTGGCATAGGCAATAGCAAGTTTTTCTGTAGGAGTTGAGGCTGCTGCTGATGGATTAATACCAGTATGTTTTGCAATCCGTCTTACTACAACATCATCAGCAGTGCTGATGCTATCAAAAACAGAATCCATATCTAGTAGGTCAATTACAAATTCTCTGCCACCACTTGCTCCAGAGACTCCAACTTTGTGACCCATTTCTCTAAGAATATTTATGCTGTCATTAGAAAAAGGATCAGTAGCTTTTACAAAAACTTCAGGCCCTTTTCCAAACAATGTCTTTTGTTTATTAACGAGGCCTAAATCTACTAATCTCTGTAAGGAATCTCTAACACCTGATTGCCCAAATATAGATTCAAACTCATCTAATTGTGCTGTTAGGTTTAGTGGTTCATTCCCCATGTTTAACCAAAGCCTTAGATCCCCTTCAAAAAGAGAACCTTCAGGTAATCCCACAATATCTATTTGTGGATTCATGACACCTTGCAACATTTTCCCTTTACCATTTTGGTAAAGTCTTGCTGTGCCTGGATTGTTTCCTATAACTTCTGGAATGTTTTCAACAATCTGTTTGAAAATTCCCATGTTGGAATTTGCTTGCATATGTTTTGGAATTGACAGAATATGCTTTGATCCTTTGCCTACCCAACCAAAAGGAATAAAGTTTGTCGGTGCTAGTACACCTGTAATAACTTGCTCATGAACAGGTCTGTTTTCGTTGATGTTTGCTAATGCCCTGACACTATCTGTAAAACTTAAAGGTGTTTCACCTTTCACGATAGCTCTTGATTCAGGATTAGTTTTTAAAAATCCTAGTGATTCACCTAATTCTAATCCTAATTTCAAACTTGCTATCGGACTAATTATTGATGTTGCCCAATGAGCTTCTCTAATTGCTGTGACAGCTAATTCTGCTTCAGCAGCAAACAAATCAAAAAGTCCAATGGCATCTCCCATAGGGTCTTTATCCATTTGTGCAAAAAACTTCTTTTCAATTCTATCGTCAAAATACGCTTGGCTTTTCCTGTAATCTTCCTCAAATTTTTCCTGTACTGCTAAACCTAAAGTCATGTCCATGTCAGTAGGTGCTTCAGGTAAAAATCTGTCAGCAACAGGTTCTTGAAAAAACCCTCTTAAGGCATCTAACTCTGCTTGGTTTTGTTCTTCAGTTTTTTGGGAAAGCTGTTTTTGATATTCACTTATTTCGCTAAATGCTCGTTTTTGTTCTCTGTCTTTTACTATTTCATCAATAGCTTTTTCTTTTTCAGACCTCGATAAATTGCTTAGTCCCAATGGGTCTTGTACAGCAATGCCACCTATTTTTTTAGTGATAGGTACTTGTAGATATTCTCCATCTCCTAAATCAACAGTATGATGGTCTACTGCACCAGTTGTTTTAGCTGATGGTTTTATAATGTTTTCGTATGTTGATCTCTCTTCGTTTAGAGGTTCTTGTGGGGTAAGAGTCCAAGGTGTCTTTGTAAGAAAAGCCTCATAATTCTGAGGAACTCTAGTATCTTTCTCACCTTCGTCAGAATCAAAATCAAATGCTCTACCTCTGAATGGAAAACCCATTATTCTCTCCCTCTTGTAACTATAGTTCTACCTCTGCCACCTGTTCTCAAAAGTGGTCTTCTGCGTTGTTCGTCTTCTCTTTCTTTCCTTTCCTGTTCTAATTTAAAGAAAGGAGACTCTTCAAATCTTCTTTCAAATCCTGGTAATTGCTGTGCAAAAAATTGTTCTTGCGTTAATCCTGGTGTAGTAAATCTTTCTCTAGTCTGTTGCCTTATTTCAGGGTCAGCACCAGGTTGGAATCCAAGAAGTCTTTGTTGTTTTTGCAATTCTTCCATTTGTTCTTTGCGTTCTCTGTCAACGCTTAATGGAGTTTCAAATTCATCTATTTGTTCTTCTGCTTCAGTTTCTATAGTTTCCTGAAGGTCACTCATTTGTTGCTCTACTTGTGCAAGTTGACTAGCTTGTTGAGTAGCCAATTCAGGATCAGGTGCAAACGCTTCATTGTAGGATTCCTCGTCTAGTTGAGGTATAGATAATTCCCTGAATCTTTCTGCAAATCCTGGCAACTTGATTTGTTCTGCAAGGAATTTAGCAAACTCAGGTCTGTCTACAGCAAGTGCAGACAACTCAGGTGCTACTAAAGAAAAATCAAATTCCTTTTTTTGAGGTGTAGGTCTAGCTACTAATCCTGGTATATCAAATGTTTTACCTTCAAACTGAAATGTACTTGGAAATGCAGGTGGGCCTGAAGGGTCTAGTCTTTCCGATATAGTTCCTGCTTGCGCACTTATTTCAGGGTCATTAAAAAACTCATCAAAACTTTCATAGTCTTCAATGCTTTTTTTCCTGATGTTACCTTCTTCATCAAACCCAACTGGAATGTCATTCATAATTCTAGTTAGTTCATCTCGTAAAGCACCTTTTCTGTCTTTGTCTAAATCTCTGAAGCCTTCTTTGGTATTAATGTATTCATTGATAATTGCAGCCTTACCATTGTAGGTAGATAAATTTTCTCTGAATTTTTCTCTTTTTGCCTGCTGTTGTCTTCTGCCTAAAGTATCAAGAACTTCCTCAGAATAAAGCTGATTGTCCTGACCCATCGCACCATCTAACATATTGAATATTTTTAATCCCATATCAGGTGATGGATTTTTAGTTTTATCCATAAAAGCATCTGTGTATGCTCTTCCTGCTTCAGAAGATTCAATGGCAAGAATTAAATCTCTTTCCCAATCACCAACAACTTTCTGTATTTCTTTGCCTGTAAATGTAGATGTCCACTCTTCAGGGAAATCGACATTGTTAGGATCTGTGAATTTCCTACCTTTAAAAAAGTTTTTGATATTTGTGGAAATGTCTTTTGTGAAATCCCAATCCATCTCCTGAAACTTTTCTAATTGATTAACAAGTCCTCTTTCTTCCTCTGCAAAGATAGGGTAGGCATCTTCAGGGCCACCCTGAGCTGTAGTTTTTGTAGCAATGTCACCTATTGCACCATCTACATTTCCTGATTGCCTGTAAAAAGAAAGATTCGATTCTATATTTGCTATGAGTTTATTGTTGAATGTGCTTGCTATACCATCTAGTGTTGCAATAGGGTCTATTCCTAAATTAAAAATACCTTCTTCGGCCTCGACTCCTGTGGGCAGTGGTTTTTCCAAACCAAACAATTCAAGAATCCTTGTTGCTTCAGCAGGATCTTTTACATTTCCTTTTAAAACTTCTTTTATTTCTTGTGGGTAAATTCCAGTATCAATAGCCTTATCAACGCTTGCCCAATAGTAATCATTTTTTGTCAAAAACTCTGGAGAGTGGCTGTATGATAAAGACACTTCATCTACTACAGATGCTGCTAAAGAATCTTTAAGGTTTTGTGTATCTAACTGCCTATCTGTAGGGGTGCTTCGTTTTTTTTCTGAATCGTAATCCCAATTATGAAATGCATTTTCAAGTGCGAATGATAAAGCCTCTTGGTAAGTTCCCTGAACTCCTTCGTTTTCTTGCCAAATTTTCTGAATGTCTGAAGTCATTTCAAGAATAGTGTTATTCAAGTCATCAATAGTATGAGGTTCGTACTTCATAATGAATTGATTTTCTCTTTTGCTTTGCTTGTATAAAGCATCCTCTAAAGTGATTGTGCTATCTTTAGAGATACCTATTAAATTTAACTCGTTCTCGGTAATAAACGTATCAAACTGTTTTTCCTTTAATTTTTTAGCTGCTGGATCATTTTCAGAATCAATTCGATTCCAATGCCTATTAAAGGTATCTATTATTGCTTGCGTAATTTCTATGTCTTTTACCTGATTTGGTATTTTGTTCAATGCAGCATTTAACATAAGCAGCGTTTCTTCCAAATCAGCATCTATAGTTCTAGGGTCAATATCTGTTCCTAGAAGGCCAGCTTCTGCCTGTGCGTATAGTAAGGCTCTTTCTTCTGCAGGACTAACCAACGATATTTCTCCTCTTAGGTTTTGTTATACCAGCTCGTTTTTGTGATGCCATTAATTTTGGAAACAGCACAGAATCTTTAGGTCTGTCGTGCATAGTTTTTGGAACACGATTTCCTTTCTTCTTTGATGTTTTAATCAAGTTTTTATATTCGTCAGCGATTGACAATATTGCATCTGTGTATGGATTTTTACTGGGCAAGGTCTATCCTCGTTGGGTTAAATGTGTCAGGTGTTAATGGTGTGTTCAGGTCTGCTTCTACTGCTCCTGGTTGTCCACCCATCATTGGTGGTTGTGCCTGTTGTTCAATTTCCTGAGCTGCCTGTTCAGCATTAGTCTCGTCAACTAATCCAAGTTGTTGTGCTACTAATGTTTCAATTCTTTGTCTGACTGATGGTAGGTTTCGTACAGACTCCTCAATCAATCGTTTCTTGATTTCAGTTCCATTCTCATAACCTGCTGCTTCGTAATAAGTCATAGGATCAATTAGTCCTGAACCATACTCACTCAAAGCCATCTGTCTCTGTTGCAATTCCATCACAGGTTCACCATGTGGGAATATAACCTGTACTCCATAAACACCATTTATCTGTGACTTACTTAGAGATTTGCCATTTGCCCCAATACCTGAAGCAAGTTCAG